TTTAATTTGCATGTCAGCGCATTCTTGCAAGACTTTTAAACTTTCTTTTTCCATAATATTTCCTTAAATAATATATCTATTATAACACAGTTTACTGTAAAAGTAAACATTTATTTTACTTTTTTTCGTAAATAATTCCTTGTTCATTTAGGACTTTACGATTAGCTAAGTGGTGTTTTTTAGTTTCTTCTTTATTACCACCGTAGTACGGTACTGCATGGTAATTATCAACCATCATTTTATTAACATTACCTTCATAATTAATGATTAAACCGTTTTGTATTTCAAGATCTAAGTCTTTAATAAAAAGTTCACCTAGGATTCTACCAAACTTACCTTTATCGTGAGATAGTAATTGAACTTCTTTTCCTAGTAAAAGAGATTCTAAAAAGTATTTAGATTGTTTACCATAAAACTTTTCTTCTAAATCTCTTGTTCTAGATTCAGGAGTGTCTATTTCGACCATTCTTACTCTTTGCTTTTTATATGTCATACCAAAGCCAAGATCTACATCCACATCAACTGTGTCTCCATCTACAACTCTAGTAACTTCTACTCTATATCTGTACATTAGTGTACTATCCTCCATTCTTTATTCTTCCACTCATATCTATTATAGAATGAGTATTCATTCGAATCTTCAGGATTGATAAAGATCATTAAATGATCAGGCCAGCCCATCCAAGTTTGATTAAGTTTTATATCACTAAATCTTTGTAACATGATTGGAACGTTTCCTGAATTACCAGTTACTTTTATTTCTACTGGTAGTCCATCTGGATCGATCACATCTTTGTATTCTCTTACATCATCTTTCCATCCTAATACATCTATAAGAAAAAGCTCAGCGGCATGGCCTCTACAAGTTTGACGAATTAAATCCTCGTAAGTTCTGCCACTCATTTTGAATGAAGTGTTAGTTGCTATTTTTTTAGCTTCGTTAGTTGCCCTATCATGAAGTTTAATAGGATTTATTTCGTTTACGTTAAAATTTATCATTTGTAAAATATATGGTTCTCAATAGTTATGACTTTAGTTAAGTGACCAGCCCAATATGGGTAAACATAATCTGCATGGTACCAAAGAGCACCATCAGTTATATCTATAGTCTTTTCATTTAAGACCATATCGGCAATTCGAATTGATTCAACCCAAGTCCTTGAATCTTTTGGTTCATCGGATTTTCCGTCGCAATACCAACTAAATTGGCACATTCCTCTCACAGGAACTTTATTACCAGTCCAAGATTCATAATATGCTTTTGATTGATATACTACATCACATATAGTTTCCGGAAATTGTAAATCTTCAACTCTATTTAGTGTTACATTAGCTACAGCTATTTTTCCAGCTAAGGGTTGATTTCCAGCTTCAAAATAAATGTTTTGAGCTAAGCAAAGTCTATCTCCGTTTTCATCTGATCCATAAACTTTTTGTGCGCAAAACGCTAATAGCAAAGGTAAAGATATAACTATTGCTATTTTTAAAATGTTATCATATAACCATTTTTCCATAATATACTCCTATATATTTTTACTGAAAACAAATTCAATTGCTCTTTCAGCTTCTTTATCTATTGGCCTTTTTAAGTACCAATTACCACACTCTGAATCTAAATCTCTTATAAGATGTTCAACTTCTTTTGCAGTAATGGGATAACCTTTAGATATCGCGTTACCAGCAATAGAAACCATAAGCTGGTATAATGCATAGTACCAACCATCAGTTAATAGTTTATAATCTGCAATTTTTTTCTGATTAACAAATGGACAATCTTTATATCCAGTCCAAGTGTAATGTTTATTGTTTAGTTGATTTTTTCTATGGTCCATAAGACCTTGTTTAATAGCTGGAGGTAGTTTATCAAAGAAGCTACCTTCTGGAGTTACGTATTTATGTTTCTCCATAAGTGCTGTAGGATCTAATAATTTACCTTCATTTTTGTGTATGAAGTTGTTTGCACCATCATATTTAGCTGGTATATAATACATACGAGATAAATCTTTAGTTTGAGCATCACCTATTTCACCTAACTCTTTATTTAAAGCAAACCAAAAATGTTTGATTTCTTCTTTGTCAACATAACGAGTTAATGGAAATACTAATCTGAATTTTGGTAGTGTTTTAGTAGAAGATGCTGTACTGTATTTAATGTGATAGTATTTATTCCAAGGTTCTTCATTAACCTCAATATCAACATCAACTGCACACCAGCCAGCCCATGCAACTACACCGTCATTACAACGAGTAGAATCTTTTTTATAGATTGCTGGACTTATAAGAGGAGCATCCTTTTTTGTAGGATACTTTGTGCTTTCTGATAATTTAAACAATACAGCTTCAAACTCATCAAAAGAATCATAATCCATCCTTTGATGAGTTTTATTATCGTATATGTTATTAAATATCGTTAAACTTGCCATGGTTTCCTGCATGACTTGGAGCTGTCCAACCTTCTGGTTTAATTAAATCTGGAACTCCAAGTGGATTTGGTCTTGATGGTTTTTCACCAACTTCTTTGTTCATATTAGCTTCAAGTACAGCATCCCAAGCTTTATAAGGATCTACTCCAAAAGCATCAAGTGTACCAATAGCTACTACACATAAATCAATAAGTCCATCAACAATTTCTTCAGCATCATTATTAGTTAATGCGGCTTGTGTTTCCATTAGTTCTTCTTTTAGAAAATCAACTCTAAACTCAAGAAACTTTTTTAATTTCTCTGGATTATTGTCAACCCATTGTCTCGTTAGATATTTAGCTTGCATTATGTGAATATCTTTTACCCAATCTTTACTCATTACCTTATGATTCCTTTTCCTGCACTGCTAGCTGATAAATCGATACTAGAAGTAGCTTGTTGATGTTGATTTTTTAGATCATCAATTGGTTCTACCACAAACATAACATGTTGTTTAGGTATGTCAACACCTTCAGATGATTTAGTATATGGCATCCATGGCATAAATCCAAGTTTACCTTCTCCAGCTGGAATCATTACAATAGCATCTTCGACTCGCCAAGAGTCATCTTTGTCAGATACGTTACCAATGATTTCTTCACCGGATGTTAATCTTAGTAGTTGTATATTTTTCATTTTTTCTCCATATATGGTATATTATAACACAGTTTTATATAAAAGTAAACAACTTTATGCAAAAAAATCATTTAAAGTTGCTACTTCTTTTGAAGACCACCCAATCGCTTGAAGGATTGGATCGATCGCGTCTAGAAAAGTTTTTTGGAATTGTAAGTCATAATCAATGTACCTATGAAGACCAAACTCTTCTGGCAAATATTCCGGAAAACTAATAACGTTTTCCTTGAGAACATTTGGTGTTTTTAGATAGACGAATTTAATCTTTTCGCCATTTCCAATTTGTTGATGTTTTTTCTGTAAAGATAAATCAATAAGCATCTTATTATATAGTAATCCACCACGAGCATGAATTGGTGTACCTTTTTTATAGATTGTTTGATTGTCTTTGAATGCAGATATTTTACTGATTCCACGTGGAAATGCAATTTGATCTGGTGGTAAAGTTTTGAAATATGTTTTAAATTGATCAATAGATTTTTGAACTTGTGATTCTGAACCTGAAACAATTTCTGTAAATATAGCTTTAAGAGCATCGCGGCATGGCATAGGAGTAGAAGATTTAATAGCTTCAATGCCCATGATTTTTAGTTTAGGTTCAGCATAACGAACTCCTTCGTTATCTTGTACATTAAGGATGTATCTTTTCTTTGCAGTCCATATACCAACATCAGCAATAACTTCACGACCCATAACCATTTTATTTTCAATGCCACCAAGCAAGTTAAAAAGTCTATCGTAGTTAGCTTCTAGAATAGGTTCAATCTTATCTTTACATACAGCATCAAGAAAATCAGTTGTATTTGTTGGATTGAATTTTTTAACAAGATCATCTAAGCTAACATACACACTGTCCGTGTCGATTGCAATAACATAATCCTTGGGATTACCTTCTGCTTTAGGGTTAAGCAATCGATTGAGATAATCATTGACTGCTTTTTCTGCCCATCGTATTGTAAGTTGGCCAGTAAGAGTAATTCCTTCTGCGATTCGTTGGTCGAAGAACCTGAAGTACTTGTTGCCCAAAGCACCATAAAGAGAATTAAGGAGAATTTTAATAGCCATTTGCCTGTTCTCACTAATCGATATATCTCTTTCGATTCTGTATATGTCTTGTTTGTCATTTTTATCTACTTTTTGTAACTCTTTTTGCGACTTAAGCATTGATTGTTTTATTTCTACACGTTCTGCATATAAGTCGCCAATAATTTTTGGTAGAACACCTTTTTTACTTGTATTGAAATGTTGACCACCAACTGAAACACATTCATCTTCGCTTCTATCTATATTTAAATTGTATTCGATAATATTGTCAACAGTCACATGAGGAGAGACACTACCCTCTTTAATAGTTTCTGGTGACATATTATATTGCATAATTAATGATGGATATAGTGAATTAAGATCAAAAGAAACAACATTTCTGTGTAATCCAACAATAGGTTCCTTAACGTAACCACCTGGATATGGTGTTTTAATCTTATCTTCTGAGAATGGTATAGCAACTTTATTTGCATAAAGATCACGATATATAATTGTGTCCCATATTGCAGTAGTGCCAAATGTGTCGCCATAATTAACACCACCCTTGTAACCTATAGTCATTGCAAGAGTAATAAGACCAGTTTTATCTTCAATGCGATCAACCAATTCAACATCTTTGATGTTATAATCAATAAACTTTTGATAATCAAACTTGTAAAGACTAAACAAATCTCCATGTTCTTCATAGGAAAGTTTCTTTTCGCCAAGTACAACATGAGAGATATGATTTAGTGAATATGATTCTTGTGGTCCATACGAATATCCAAACTTTTTAAATAGTTCTAGATAATCAAGGTGTTCAATACCACCAATTTCATATGTTTGTTGTTTACGTTGGAATGAATTAATGATTCTTTCATCGACCATACCCCATGGTGATAACTTTTTATGAGCACCAGGAATAAGGCGATTTATACGATTTACAAGATAAGGAATATCAAAGAACCTAGAATTCCAACCGGTAATTACATCGGGAGTTTGTGATGGTGTAGACCAATGGTCAAGAAACTTTTGAAGCAACATAGCTTCATTAATACATTGGATATAAACTACTCGATTAGTTTTCATAAGAGCTTTGTTTACATCATAATCACCAACACCAAACACATAATAGGTATTATCCACATTATTTTTAAGACATATTGCAGTGATTTCTTTTGAAGCTTCTTGTGGTTCTGGAAATCCATCATCAGAAGCAACCTCTATATCAATTGTAGTTACATTGATTAAGTTACGATCAAATTCAATCTTACCTGGAAAGTATTCATTAATGAAACTTGATATATAACGAGTGTTGCCAAAGATCTTTCTACCAGCAACTTCTTTGTTTTGTTGAACCCATTCTTTAGCTTCACGCATAGTATCAAATTTAACTGGTGCGCATTTGTCTCCGGACAAAGATGTCCAATCACCTTTTGGCGTTGATACAAATAGAGTGGGAGCGTATTTAATTTTGTGACTTACTTTTTTACCGTTTTCATATCCACGATAAAGAATCATATTTCCATATCGAGTGACGTTAGTGTAAAAGTTCATAGGCAAATTTCCATAATGTAGAGTAATATTATAACACAGTTCTCATAAAAAGTAAAGGACTTTTTGAAAAAAGTTTGAGGGGAAATTTCTTTCCCCTCGATGTTGCGTCAGACTAAATACCAAATTGATTTGAAGCTACCCATACTAACATTGGTGCAGTGCCTAAGCATACAAATGTTATTAATACAGGCTCCATAACTCGGTATAAGGTCTTAGCGATGTCTTGATGATTTGCCATTACAGCTTTTATTGTTGTCATCATTAATCTCCAGTAAAAAGTTTTAAACTATCTACTGAGTTTTCGCTAATTGAGACCTTCTACTCGCGTAAAAAGTCTTTCTTTGTTGATGCCCCAGCAGACCCTATTTCGATCTTCCTAGGACGCTTCTCTTTAGGGAGTTCAACTCTAGCATACACTACGAGTATTCCATCCTTCAGATCAGCACCGTCTATTACGACAAATTCAGAGAGTCGGAAGGACTTCTCAAATTTGCGGGACGATATACCTTTATACGCAAATTCACGTTCATCTGACGGCATTTCACCTTTGACTTTCAATATTCCATCCTTGACTTCGACTGAAATGTCTTCTTGTTTGAAGCCGGCCAAAGCCATTTCGATTAAGAATTTCTCTTCATCGATCTTCACAACATTATGTGGTGGATAGTTATCGTTAGTACGACCATTAGTATGAATTCTTTCCAATTCATCTAATAAAGGCTCAAAGCCTACGAATAAAGAACGTGGTACGTTCATAGTATTTCTTACCATTTTATTTCCTCCTATTAAATAGCAAGGTGAGCGAGATCCGGTCCAATACCGCAATCTTCAGTTATATTTATACAACTTATTACTTTAACTATGTTACATTTGTGTTACAAAGTCATATAAATACTATTATGCAATATTTAAAATTAAAATTAAAAAAATTACACAAATTAATGAAAGCAGGACGAATTAATAAAGTTTGCAACTTAATGCTAACTGATTAATCTTTCGTACTGTTTCCTATATTATATTTAGGACATAGTTCCCATTGTGACTTATCTTTAAAAGGTATTACCTTTATTTGTCTTAGAGGAGCTACGTCTTTGGCTAATTCTGGGCTCATAATAGATATTAGTCCCCAATCAGCAAGTAATACTGCAATAGTATTACGTCTTTGAACGTCGTTTTCTAGTAGATTACTAGGTTTTCCGTCCAATAAAAATAATTCTTTAAAATGCACAATAAAGTATCTACCTTGTTTGTGCAATATATGACATGATTGGAATAACTTATTATCTCTTCTAGAAGCAACACCAATTCTAGTTAGTGTTTCTCTTACTTTGAGAAAGTCATCCGGTTCGTTGAGCGTAATTTCCAGCATCATATCTGGCTGCCAATTACTTATTTGCTTTTGTTCTTCCACCTTTATAAATCCTTTGTTTCAAATCTTCAATCTGATTAATACTTAATAATGATAAAACAGATTTAGCTTTTTCATTGCTATACCCATAATATTCTTTTATAACATTAAGATTTTCATCATCTGTGGCTTTAAACCACTTCGAAAATCTTTTCTTCTTTCTAGTTATATTTATAAGAAAATCAAATTGAAGGCGGCCATCTAAATGATGTGCCCTATTCATTTCATTGGCATATAGAACAGTATCTGCAAAATAAGATAATCCACGATTAACCATAAAAGCATTATAATCTTTTTCAGATATATCATCAACCATGATATCTTTCTTGGTTGAATTAATTGCATTTAAATAGTCAAACGGATTCATCTTCTCCATACCTTCCACGTGTTTCATTACCATCAAAGTTTAGTTCAGTCATTGACTTTTGTTTCATCTTTTGATCAAAATGCTCGTCAACTTCATTCCTGTACTTACTTTTATATTTATTCAATTCTTCTGTAAGGACTCCAATTCGCATATATGCTGCTTGCAATTGTCCTTGCAATTCTTTTACAGTGCTTTCTAAAATGTTTTTATTATTCATTATAGTTCTCCTTTATGTACACAATCTTCAAACGTACTAAATAGTCTTTCAAATCTTAGTTCAGCTATGTGTTTAAGACCAAGAAGTTGATTTTGTAAGTTATCGCAATCCTTTGCACTTAATTTTAATTTATCAGTATTATGATATATCAAATCAATATCTTGTACAGTATTCCAAGCACTCATTATGTCTTGTTCTAAATCAAATCTGTTTCTCATTTAAATTTTACTCCTGCCATAACCTCAGTTAGACATGCCACTGTGTTGAGTTCATGATCAGCTACAAACGCGTTTTTATACTGGTAATCAGCTAGTATAAGAACAAGCTGTGGTATAGAAGCAGAATCAACATGA